TGTTCGGCGAGCCAGTCCACGGCCCACATGGTTCCCGCCTGCCGCGCGTCCTTGATGTTCGCCATCTGGATGATTGCCGAACCGTCCGCGTACCGTAGCGCGGCTCCGATGGTCAGCACGCTCCTGTCCGGAGGCATGTCGATGCCGAAGCTCACCGTGCCGCCGTCGGGCACGTCGTCGGTTTCGGCGGCCTTCCACAGGTCGGGGCTGATGGCGTACGCGGTGGCGGTCTCGTCCCAGATGCCGAGTGCCTCACGGCGGAACGAATCCTCGGCGAGGAGATTGCGCATGCGCAATATCGCCTGTTCGCTGGTGCGGCGAGGATAAGACGGGTTCGCTTTCGCCCACGCGGTCCGGTCGTCCAGATCGCAGTCGCGGTCTGCCCCGAGCTCCACGTAGAGCATGTCGTCCGAATTGCCCGCCAACGCGGTCGAACGTTTCTCCTCGAACGCCTCGCACTGGTCTCCCGGCTTCGGCGGGTTGCCCATGAACACGATCAACGGGTTCGGGCTCGTGTTCACGATCGGAATCAGATTGTCCAACGCCTTGATGGTGAGTATCTGAGCCTCGTCGAACACCTCGATGTCCGCCGAATGCAGGCCACGGCCGAAACCGTTCTCACGCGCGCCGAACATGATGCGGCTCCCATTGGTGAAACGGATCTCCTGCTGGCCGTTCGCTCGACGCACGTTCCGCACGTACCTGGACAGTTTCGGATTATGCGTCAGGTCGCACATGTCGGCGAACGTCTCGTCGGAGGTGCGCGTGTGGTGCGCGGTCCAGATGACCAGTGTTCCGGCACGTCCGGCGCACAGGATGAATATCGCCGTGCCGACCGTGAACGTCTTGCCGATCTGCCTGCAGCTGGACAGGACCGCTCCTCCGGATCCGCATGCGTACTTGCCGTCGGCGCGTTTGGCGAACAGGAGGTATAGGAAACCTTTCTGCCAGAGGTCGTAGTGGATTCCGGCCTTGACCGCCGCATTGTTAATCAGTTTGAAATCGCTTGACGTGACGTCTTCCGGCTTCACGAGCCGTTGGGCGATCTCAGACAATCGACGCTCCGACATCCTCCGCCACCTCCGTCACGTCATCGTTCACATCGAACAGGCTGCCGGATTCCTCGGCCATGCGCATCCGTTCGTCGAATTCGGCGAGCTTGCTGCTGATCGACGGCAACGCGTTGGCCGGCGTGGACGGGTCATGCAGAGCCTCGCGCAGTCTGCCGACGATTTCGCGGAGCGTGTCCTCGTGGGAGCCGTCCATCATCCGTTCGAAGTTCTGTTTGTCGAGTTCCGGTTCAGGCTTCCGTTTCGTTTTCGTCGGCTTGGATACGGGCCTATCCGCTTCCGTTTGCGTAGCCCGGTTCTTTTTCCGACGATAGGCGGCTTTCTGGCGGCAGGATTTGGAGCAGTAGCGTTGCGGCCGCCCGTGGCCGGACGGTTGGAATTCCTTGCCGCAGAGTTCGCACTTCATCGGCGCTTCCCTCGCTTTCCGACCTTTCGTTGTTTCCCCTGTTTCCGACGTTTGCATTCCGGGAGGGATATCGGCACTGCACCCGAGGCTCCCGTAAGGGGTATACCCGAGGTCCCCGCCCTGGTCATCGGAGGTCAGATACCGAACGTTTTGAACGGCATCGAGCTTGATTTCACTTCCTGTCTGCCAGCCAGCAGCGCTCGTGCGTGTTCGTCTGTCTTGTCGCTCTTCATCCTGTTGCATCTGCGGTGCGTGAGCCTGCAGTTCGCGAAGCTGTATGGATCACCACCGCGTGAGACTGGTATGAGCTCGTCGACCTCGGCACTCATCGGATGTGGTGTCTTCAATGTCTTGTCGACTGGCTTGCCGCAGATGGCGCACACGTCGTATGCGGCCAGGACTCTTGCCCTGAGCTGTCTGCGCCGCCAGCCGTTGCTGACACGCTCGTTGCGCCGCTTGCTCATGTGGCCTCCCACGCATGTATGAGCCCAGGGGTGCCGTGGATTTGCCGACGACTATCTTCGCCGTTGGCCTGCTGGAATGCCGGTATAGGGGCTCCCGTATATGGACACTCCCGTGTCTTGTAGGGGCTCCCCATCATCTGCGAATACCCCTCCCGGATTGTCAATACCCCTACCCCGGATTTGTTTCATGGGTGCCTTCGGCGGGATTCGAACCCGCGTCCACACTCGAGCCGCAAGGAAGAGGATCCGAAGATCTGCGACCGGTGCGATCTACCACTGATTCCTACGAAGGCATGGACAGGCGGATTTGAGCATCACCGCATCACGGAAGCACGGGATTGGCTTGCCTGCCACATTGAGGTATGCCCACTCTGACGGGAGTGGGCGGAGCGTGTCCGATATGCCGTTCGGACAGGACGGGACTGCAACCCAAGGAGTTAGGAGAATCCATGGCGGATATGAAAAGGGTTCAAACCAAGTCACCTCGGTTTGAACCCTCTAATCCACTGACAATTCTGCGTTGCACTTTCGATTTTGTCAAATCGAATCGCGTCGCAACACCTGCCGATGCACATCCGAAAGCCTGTACAACGGCCGTCCCTTCTCGCTCTCACCGGCCGGCTGGAGCCTGCCGCGCTTGCGCCACGAACGAATCGTGTTCGCATTGCACTGGAACCCGCACTCGCGCAGCAGCTCCGCGCACTCCCCCGCCGTGAACGCCCTGCCCGATTCGATGCACTCCCGCAGGAACCCCAATCGCACGTCGACCACGCGATAAGTGTTGCCGCACACCGGACAGTCAACACTTACCGCGCCGACCTCCGCACTCAGCTCCACGCCACACAGAGGATTCAGACACCTGCCGATGCCATGCCTGGATGGCGGCACGTCGATGATGCTCAGCGTCTTGCGCGCCAACCGCTGCCAGTCATGCCAAATCAAACCGATGTCCGGCAGGCGGTTCAACCGCTGGCATGACCAGCATGCCTTGAGCATGTCGACGATGGGCGGGACCGCGATGCTCGTGGCCCATGGCATGGCCGGCGGCGCATACAATCGACACCACAACGCCGTCACCGCATCCTCGATCTCCTGCAGATGGTCAACGACCGAGAGTCTGATCGGCGTGGGCGCGGACGGCAGGTTGACACGTCCAGGCTGGTGACCCCCGTAATGCGCCGTCGAATCCAGAAACTCGCGCAGGGCGTGGATCCAGACGGGATAGTCGTGGATCCATCCCCTCAAAGTGTTCTCGCACTTGTCGCACATCGTGGCTTGGATACGGCACTCCCCGCCACACACACTACATGTTGTGGTTGCTTCCAGTTTTTCGCCCATATGTTGCGATTCTAGCATTTCGGCCATCCTGAATCGAACATTAGTTCCATTTCGGGTATTCCCGCCCACGGGTCCGGATTGTCGGGATCCGGCCGCATCGTCGGGAACCCCTCAAGGGTCGAATAGTGGAATTCACTTCCGCTCATGTCGGCGGGTTTGACGCTGATGGGCATGAGCCCGCATTCATGCGCGCCGAGATACATTCCGTCCGGGCTGATGCCGAGCGGTCCCGCGACCGTCTCCAATCTGATCGTGTCCGTCTGCGCGATGCGGCGGATCCGGATGAGCTGCCGGCCGAGGATAATCGCGGTGACCAGGTCGTCGCCGGTGATGATGCCGGCGTCCCATGACTGCCAGACCACGTCACGTTCGCTGAAGATCCACCGTCCGCATGAGCAGACGGCCGGCACGAGGTGCGCCGGATTGCCCGGTGGCGCGAGCCGGCGCATCCACAATGGTGGTTTACGACTCATCCCGCCACCAGTCGACGAGGTCGGTGATCTTCCAAGCTGTTTCGAAAAGCATCAGCATGACGAATCCCAGGATGAGCCCGGACACCTCAACGAGAAGACCACCAAGTTTTCGGATGATTCCCATCATGATTCCTACCCTTATCCGAGGCTTCGTTTGATCGATTTCCAGATCTGGTCGAGTTCTCCGTCCGGCAGACCGCTCACACGGCCACGCTGGAACAGATCGGCCTGGATCTGCCGTTCGTTCTCCGGATGGTTCTTCAGCCTTCCGTACGCCCAGGCGTGCAATGTGCTGTTGCGTTGGCCTTCCGGCACCGGGCTCATGTCCGGCACGCCATGCGATCGGGACGCGGCCGGCCTGTCGGCCATGACATCGTCCAGGCTCAACGACGGAGCCTCCTGCTTTGGCTCGTTCGTGTATCCGAAATCCTTGAGCATGCGCATGACCGCATCACTCGCCTCCGGCACCACGCCCGCCGGCAGATCAACCAGCTCATACCGGTTCCCATCGATGACACTGCCCGGACCAATCACATAGCCCTTGTTGCTGACGCGCAGGTCAATTGGCAGATTCTGCTCATGCACAGCGTTCTTCAGCAAGCTCACATCCATGCCTGCCGGCATGCGATAATACAAGTGCACGCCATGCGGAGTCCTGGTCACCAACGTGGCCGGCAACGCCTGGGAACCGTAATCGCCAGCCAACGCCTGCAGACACTGCCACCCATCAGGACCATCAGCCTCAGAAGGCTTGTCACAATCGATGACGAAACAGTCGCCAAGCGGAATGACGGCATAACGAGTCATCTTGTCGGTGATGAAAGTCGAATCCGTGTGGCTCTCGTCCGACGGATTCAACCGCTTCCACGACAGCGACACCTTCCCATCGACCGGACCACCAGTCTTTCGCGCCTTGCCCTCGCATGGCGCGAAACCGACATTGCCAGCCAACGCGGATTCGACGATGCCGGCCAGATCATGACAGTCGCCCACATCATCCAACGTTTTAAGACTGTCGCGGTTCGGCTTCGACAATGCCGTCTGCCACCAAGTGTCGGCAGGCTCCGTCTCGTTATCGAGAGCGGCCTTGCGATACACTTCGAAGCGATTCTGGTCGGCGACGCGCACCACACGGCATTGACTGCCCGGCAGCGCCTTGGTCTTCGAATTCTCCAAGCCCAGCACGTCCATCAAAGACTGCGGCACCGCCGTGTGAAACTCCTTGCGATAGTCGTTCCTGGAAGCGACTGGCACGCCATACTGTTCATCGTTCGACGCGATCTCACTGATCAGCCAATACATCTCGTCACTGATGGTGCGAGCAGGACTAAGATTCACAATCTCCGGCTCATCCGAACGCTCCCACAAGCGGCACGACAGCACGAAGAACGCTGCGGGATGTCGATGGCAGAACCCCTCGATCGCATGATATTCGTCATACGAGCGGCCTTTCGACTGGTGGAATTCGACCTTAATGAAACGACGCGTATCGGAATTCTCGCCTGAATCGGCGAACTGCATGTTCGTCAGAATCAGCAATGTGGCCGATGGCGTCATCACACGATAACGGCCGCCCGTGACGCGGGCGTTCACCTGCGAGCCTGTCGAGAGTGCACGCAGCAATGGCAGCATGTCCTCCGTGACAGCGCAAGCCTCATCGTCAATGGCGAAAGCCTTGCCGTCCATCTCATCATTCATCGACTCGCGCCCCAGAGTGTAGCCACCGCCAGTGCAATAGCCCTGCACACTGAAACCAGGAAACACTTTCCCGACTCCAAGCACGCCAAGGATCGCCTGGCGGGCGATCAGCGTTTTCCCGTCACCACCATGACCAGACAGTACGTATGACAATTGTTTGAATGGCTCAAGCCATGGCGTCGCGAACATTCGGCAAAGATTCGCGCAGGACTTCTCATCGACGGTCAACCATTCGAGAATGCGCTTCGCATCCCTCAATGCCTGATTGCCCATTCCTGCCGGTGAGAATGTCTGCGTGACCGCAATATCCGGCTCATCCTGCAGACAGACGATTCTTCCTTCACGGCGCACCCACACACATGGGTCGCAGCGCACGCCGCGTTCGACTTGGTCGAACCATTGGCTTCGCTTCGCCTCGCGAAGAATCGTCGCACTGTAGAGCGGATTACGCTCACTGCTGCGCGCGTTCGTGCCGATATGGTATTCATCCTCGATGGTTTTCACGGGATGCCATGAATTGAGGATGAGCCTTTCGCCCTCATGGTCGGACGTGTCTGGGTCTCGACGCCAGAGCCTTTGCTGTGACGGGCAGTAGCGAAGATGCCCTTCGCGGAGCTCCCAGATGGCTTTTTGATAGCCGGCGGCCACGACTGGGATTTTCTTGCGATGTTCGGTGGCAGTATCGCCACCATCGCAGATAAGTTCAAGGTTGCGGCCATCGATGGTCGCAATGATCGTGCGGTCGTTCGCCGGCGCGAAGGTGAGTGCGAGCAGGCGGAAGATTCCCGCGAATTGCGCTGGCAGGTCTTCAGTGGGAATGGGCGAGTATTTGCTGTAGTTTCTCATTTTTCACCTCCTTTTTGCGGGGACGGTTACTCCCCTATACACACAACACAAAAAACAACAAAAAAGACATATATATAAAACACTTTGTCCTTTTGTCCTTTTTCTATATATGGTTGATTTTTCGTCCTTTTTGGGTGGACTTTGCCTATGTCCCCCTGTGTCCACCACGTCCCCGCAGTGACGTTTTCGATTAGCGAGACGTCACTGCAGGGATGTGGTGGGGACGTTTTCCTATTTTTTAGAATTCAGGCTCTTGTCCGCTGCCCGCGCCGAGCGCGTTGACGACCTGGTCGACCGTTTTGCCGAGCAGTCCGGCTATCTCCTGCACGTTTTTTCCGGCGGCCTGCAGTTGGGCGGCCTGCTGTCGTTCCTGCATGGTCAGGCCTGCGGGCTGGCCGATGGTGACTGGCTGGCCGTACTGCGGCTGCGGCGCATACTGTTGCGGGGCTGCGGCCTGCGGGTCGTTCATCGCGGTGTTCAAGTCGGCCGTCTTTTTCGGTGTGACGACGTAGTCGTAGATTTTCGCGTCGTTGTAGCCGCGGGTCTTCGCGGGCTGGGTGCGGGCGAAAGTGGCTTTCAAGTGGTCTCCGACGTTCGGATGGTCGCCGACTCCAGCCTGACGGCATGCGAGACGCAATTGGCCGATGTTGTAGCCTTTTACGTACACGCCTCGAATGCCGGAGTCTCCGACGCGATTTGGGTCTTGCAGTGTGGTCTGCAGGTGGATGACGACCTGCGGCTTCGGCTTGCCGTTGGGATAGTAGAGGGGTTCGCCGGTGGTGAAGTCGGTCTGCTGTTCCGCGCGGATTTCGACGATCTCGCCTTCCACGCTGGTGCCGATCGGATCGTCCTTGCTGAACGCGCTGGGCGCGCCGCCCTGCATCACGTCGTCAAGGCTTAACGATTCGGCGGACTGCTGCTGCGCCTGTTGTGGCCGGTAGCTGGCTCCGCCTTGCTGAGTGAATCCGCCACCATAGTTTTGCGTTCCGAACATTGTGTTTTTTACCTTTCTGTTTTCCTGTAGGTGGATTCCAGCAGGCCGATGGCCTGCCGCCATTTGTCCGGCAATGCCGGATATTGGTTTTCGTTGAGTTCGGATAGTTGTCCGAGCTGGTCGTCCGGCCAGCTGCCGCATTGGAAGCAGTGGGTCGGACTGGTTGGCAGAGCGTGTATCCACGCGTCGCGCATTTCGGTTCCATCCTCTTGTTCGATGAGGTCGAGGAGGTTGGCGATGAGTTGCGCGCGGCTGAGCGCCCACCGTCCGGGTTTCGGGTCGAAGTCGAATTCGATCGGCAGTGCGTCGGCCAGGCTGACGCTGTTCCTGGGCAGGAAGTAGATGGCGTTCCTTTTGCAGGGTTCTCCGTCGTTTTCCAATCCGATGCCGTACAGGCTCGCCTGGATGCGATATTGTTGGCTTGGACCGTTGGCTTTGACGTTGCGAATTGTGGTGGGGCCGGTGATTTTCCAGTCGATGGTCGTGTTGTTTTCCGCGTCGTACAGGTCGATGCTGCCGTGGATGAGCTGATAGCCGTGGAGTCCGTGGATGCTGCCCACGGCGACGTGTCTTTCGGCTTCGAAGCGTTTCACGGCCCATGGTTCTCCTCCATCGTCGTCCGGGACGGTGAATTCGTCCTTGCGCTTGTTGAACAGGTGTTCGAATCGTTCGTGGACGCATGTGCCGATGAATGGCAGCCATGCGGCCGACTGGCGTTTCTCCCATCCGGCGAGTCTGGCGGCGAGGCAGTGGAGGCAGTCGGTGCCGAGTTCGCTTGGCCCGATCTCCTTTTGCAGGCTGCGTGGCTGGTTGGCGATGTGCGCCTCGATGATCAGGCGGATTTCCTTCCATTCGTCCGATTCCCGCGAAGCGGATGGTGTGGCATCGACGTGCGCGGTGCCCATGTTGGCGTTCATGACTGTTTCAAGGTCGAGTTGTGAGCTCATATCCCACCCTTCCGCATTCCTCGTCGAGACGGGCCCAGAGGAAAGCCGCCAAGTCCCCCGCCTCTTGTGTGTCGATGATGTAGGCTTCGTCCATGAATCCGGGCGCCTTGTCGTAATGGTCGAGCGTCTTGCTGAGCGCGCGGCCGACCGCCTCCTGGCTGATTGGAACGCGCGTCATTCGACCACCAGACTTGCCGCACCGGTCTTCACGCACCCGCGCAATGCTGGCTCGCCGACCTGGCTGACGATTTCGGACAATGCCTTCGGTTGGATCCGATAGCAGTCGGCGTACTGTTGCACAGGAAAGCGCCGTTCGAATGCTCTGGCATCGAGGTTGCGCTTGCCTTTCCGGATTTTCACGGTCAACGGTCCGGCCGCGTATTCGCCGGGCTCGCGGTCTTCCATGAGTTCGGCTTTCAATCCGTCGGCTTCTTCCTGCAGGTCGGCGATGCGGCTTTTCAGTTCCACGTACCGTTTGGCCAATGTTTCGAGGTTCTGCGCGCTCATTTGCTTGTTCCTTTCACGATGATGCTGGTTTTGGTGGGGATGACGCTGGTCTGGTGGTGCGGGTAGGAGCGTCGGTGCGTTTCCACGACGTCGAACGCGGGCGTGGTTCGCATGGCCGGCCCCAATGGTCCGCACGTGCGGCAGTACGGCATGTGTCCCATCTGCTTGCTCATTCCACGTCCTCCACTGTCGATTGCGTCATGCCGTCGTCTTCGGTGGCGGGATTCGTTTCCTCGCACCGTCGGCTGATGATCACGGTGTTGCAGGTCCTTGGATTGCGTAGGAGCCGGCTGATGGCCGCGCCTTCCTTGACGACGTTCTGGCAAATGTCGATGCATTTCGCGACAGTTCCGGCAGGCGTGCCCATCAGACCCTTCTTTTCGATGGTCTGGTCCGCTTTGTCGATGAATGCCGCGGCTGCGTCGCCGATTTTGCTGGCCGCCGGGTAGAGGCTCGCGAGGTCGGCGCTCATGTCCTCGTCGTCGATGAGGGTCTGCACAACGTATTCACTGGTGTTTTTCATGGTGTTTTCTCCTATCTGGGTATGTATTCCTGTTTGAAATAGATGCTTGCCTGTGTGTGTGGCGTGTATGGCTGGCCGTGCCATGTGAGCGGATCGCCGCTTTTCCGTTTGCGTGGCCTGCCGTGCGTGCCAAGCACGTACTGGTCGGGACGATGCACGTGCACGCTGGCTTCGATGATCTGCCGGTCGTCCATGTAGGCGACGCCGTTCAACGCGTCGGTGAACAGTTTCGCCAGATTGTCCCAGTCGCGTCCGCGCCGTGTGGCCGTCCAGAATGTGAGCGTCAGGCAGACTGGCCCTTCGTAGGGTGGCAGGCGGGGATACTGGTTGCGCCATTCCGAGTACACGCGGTTCTCGGCCTCCCGGGTTTTCGCCGGGGTGATGCCGTGTCCCTGGTAGACGCGTGGACGGCCTTTCGACTGCGGGTCTCCCGGCACGGTGAGTTCGCACACCATTGGCCATTCCGGCAGGCTTAATGTTTCGAGACTCAATCCAGGTCACTCCAATCGGGTGTTCTGCCGGTGGCGAGGAAGCCTCCGCGTCGGGTCCGTGCGTTGACGAGCAATCCCATGCCGGCGAGCCTGTGCACGTCGCCCATCACGGTGCTCCGGGGGATGTTGAGCCGTGAGGCCACCTTGTGGCTGCTGGGCGTCACCCCTTCCATCTGCAGTGCGACGGTCGTCTCGTACACGCGTTGGATGCGTGGCTTCACGTCGATGTCACGCCGGGTGCGGCGTCTCATCCGCGTGATGTACTCGCGTTCGTCGTGGATGAGCCGGTCGAGGTCGATGCCGGTCTCCTGGCTCCATGTCTTCGGCGAAGTGTGGTGGCCGTGGCTTCGGGATGCGCCGTAGTGGATGCTGCCACGGTTGACCGGAGCGTATTTCGAATGTTTTTGCAGGCTGTCCGCTCCGCTAGGCATGATTGTCGTCCTTTTCGTCGTATTTCGGTGCGAACCGTACCACCAGCCACAACGTGGTGGCGAGATACACGCCCTCCACCACAAGCGCGCCCGCAAGGCTCCCGCCATGCCAGGTGAGCATGAGCGTCACGCTGGCGACGAGGCCGACGACCGCGAGCAGGAACTTGACCCTGCGCAGCGGATAGTTCGGCCGTTTCGCCTCGCGTTCCTTCCGGTCCTCGATACGGAAATCGTTGTCGGTCATCTGGTGCCTCCCGTTTCGTTGTGGAGTTGGTAGTCGAATGTCTCAAGCTCGCCCGCGGTGATGGATGCGAGCGTGCAGGCGCCGTCGGGCAGGAGTTCCACGAGTTGGGCCCCGCCTTTCGGACTGATGCGAACCGCGTATCCGCTCATGCCAAGCATGACGATGCTCGCCTTCGGCGGTTCGGGTGGCGTCAGCAGCGTTTCCGCGTCGATTCTCCTGAGTGTCATCACAGCTCCTTGTTGATCGTGTCGACGATGAGATCCACGATTCCGGTGACGTCAAGGTCGACGTAGCCGACGATGTGGCCGAGAGGCCTCATGGCCTTAGCATCCCCATCCGCGAACGCGTGGACCAGTTCGCCCCGTGTCTCGAACTCGTCGAACACCGCCTGCACGCAGGCCTTGCGAATCGTTTTCATGCCGACTCCTTTCCCTCGTATTCACATGTGCTCTGGTAGAGGTGTTCCTTGAAGTAGGCGATCATCGGCTCCTTCGGATACATGACGGTCCGTCCGACCTTCACGAACTTCGGGCCGATTCCCGCACCACGCCAGTACGCCAAGGTGCCCTCCTTGATGCCGCAACGGTCCGCGATGTCCTTCGTCGTGTTCATCGGCTTCAAAGCAGCCGCCAACGACGCGAATGCCCCATCGTCTTCCATCACGCGCCTCCTTCGTGGCTAGAATCGGTTCTATGGATTGGTCCAACATCGTCAGTCTTGCGTTCTCCGCCATCGGCTGCGTCACCGGGTGCGCCGCCCTCGTCCAGACGCATAACGCCAACAAGATCGCGGAGAAGTCCCTCGGCGTCGGCGAGGAAGCCAACATGCTTTCCTCCGAATCCAACGGCCTGTCGTCCGACGCGAACCAGATAGGTGAGAACGCGAACCTTATCGCCGGTCGGAGCGTCGAGGTTACTTCCGATCAGCGAACGTACGAGTGGGCCGCCCAGTTTGACGCCAAAACAGGAGTCATGGCCGTAATTAACGACTGCGGCTTCAGCGCAAGTGACGTTCGAGTCGTCGTCCGCATGGAAGACGAGACCATAGGAGACGTTCATGCCGATGACGTTGCTGGCTTCAAGCAGGTCGAGTTCGAACTCCCTCTCGTATGCGAGAAGCTTCGCGAAGAGACTGCAAAGAGAAGCGAGTTCGTCATCGGTCCGGTATTCGTCCGTCTTGACATCTACGTGTCCTGGATCACGAATCTCGGAATGCATCGGAGCATCCATTCCAAGCAGGGCTTCAGCTACACGAAGCGAAAGAAGATCCTCTCCTGACATCACGCGCCTCCTTTGCGTGTGTGATGCCGGGCGGCGTTAGGAGAACCGCCCGGCCCTCTCCTAAACTCGGTGTCATCCCGCATTTCCGACGTGCGGGCCGAACAGTTAGGAGAAGAATCATGCTCACACAGCGACAGGCACTCGAAGAGGCGAGAGGAAACATCGCCTGCGGAACCAGCATCGCCGCGCGAATCAAGGAGACCTCGCAGAATCCCGAGATTCGGGAACTCGCGAAGGCTGTCTATTTCATCGGATTCGGCAGCCAGCAGATCGTCAACGCCTTCACCGACTCCGGCAGGATAAAGGATCTCTAGAAGGAAACGGCAGACGGCTTCCATCTGTCCAAGCACGGCGGCGGCAGCGGCGGCCTCCCTCAACTGCTCGAGGCCTCTGCCGCCGATCGACGACATGGCGAAGGTCGAATCAATGAGGTCGACGCTTGTCTTCGGCTGCGTCGCGGTGATGAGACGGTTCCTCAAATCATCGAACGCGGAGAGCATTGCCCTTTGCATGTTCTTGTCCATCACGCGCCCGCTTCCAACGTCGGCTTGAGGAACAGGTTGGTGAAGTACGTCTGCCCCTTGCCGGTGACCTTCGGCGTCTTGTTGACCGTGGTGTGTCCGTCGGCGTGCGTGACGGTCGTCTCCTTGATCTCGAACAGTCCGAGGTTCATGCTTTTCTGGGTCGGCATGTTCCAGCTGGAGCCCTTGGCTTTGATGAGCCATCCGTGTTCTCGCAGCCACGCGAACAGGCGCTTCTGGCCGATGTCGATGCCGTTGCCTTTCAGGATCTTCGCAAGGTCGCCCACGAGGATGGACGTTTTGGCGCTTTCGACCGCATTGGCGAACAGTACCTTGCCTTCCTGCGCCTTGAGTTGCCGCGCCTGTTCGTCGACTTTGGATTGCAGCCATTTCAGGCTGGCCAACGCCATCTGTTCCGGTGTCATCCGTTCCTGGCCGGCCATATAGCCGCCGTGCTTGCGGATGGACGGCAGCACCTCATGCGTCACCCAACGCTGGAACTCCTTGGCCTCCGGCTTCCGAGACTTCATCACAAGACGGTAAAGACCAGGCTCGGAGATGATGAGCGGAGCTTTACCGCCATTCTGAGCAATGTGGATACTATCCACATTGGTGATTTCATCAGACTCAAGAATCTTGTGTAAGTCCCTTGTATCTGTCCCGAGGATGTCGCATACGTCCTTGGCGACGAACCAGGGCTCCCCCGCCTTATCGGTCAGGGTACGCAATGGGGCGCCCTTGAAATCGAACTTCTGGATTTCATTGTTCATTGGATTCTCCCTAGAATCGAGTTTGTGAATAGTTTTCTTGAGGATCCGGCAGGCTGGGCTTCGACCATCATCGCCGGAGCGTCTTTGGCGTGGAACGTTCTGCAGCAGTTTCAAATCCACTCCATTCGCCGTAGGGACGATTTGTCCCAAACCGATTTGGAGCCTTTTCTTGATTCCACGTCGAACAGCATCGTGTATTTCCGGCTTGTTGGACCTCTGACGATGTATGACGTCCGAATCCCACCTCAGGCAACGTTCGGAACAAGCCCCTATACGCCGCTGTTGGCCAAGCGGTTGAGACCGAATCAGATCTGCCATACCGGCTTCACCGGCGAGAATGCGGTGCTGCTACTTCCCGATGATTTCGAGATTGAGTGGCGGTCGTCCCACATGTCGCGCAGTCATAAGATTCGTGTATCTCTGACCGAGATAAAGAAGGAGGCGTGGAACCGCAGCTCGAAGAGTGTTCGGCAGATTCGCGAGAGGGCTTCGAGGCCGTAACCAACGGTTCTGCATCAGTCGCGTTCTCGTGGCGATGAGTCAACGAATCGAATATGCCACGCAAGGTCGCACACAAACCGGAATGACGCTTCCTGCGGGCGAGATGCCATCCCGCATCAACGCCAGCGAGATAAAACCACGCATCACCGAAGCTGCATGGGCCGTAACTTGATTCGTCGGTGACCACATCGAAATAGCCGGCCTGCTTCACGTCGTCAATCCAGTATTCGGATGGAAGCACATCAAGGCATGGCCCTCCGTCCGCTTCGATGGTGCGGCATTTCCAGATGAGACGCTTGAAATCGCCAGCGTTCCCCGGCTCTTTCGGAATGCTCTTATCCATCCCCGTGCAGCCGTTGCCGAAGTCGACCCGTTCGAGCGGTTCATCTGGAATCCATTCTCGAACGTCGGATCTCTTCATCTTCCTCATTTCGGATTCTCCTTTCGATTCATGATTTGGCGAGCGCCGATTGCGGTTCTTTTTCTTCTGAATTTGCTGCAATGAAGATGTCAAGACCGTCTTGCCATTTCAATGCCGGAGCAATCTTGTCGAGAACGCGAATCGGCCATTCCCGTTGATTGCGCATGTATCGATTCATGACGACCCGATTGATTCCAACTGCGTCGGCGACGTCGGATTGAGTGATTCCAAGTCGAGCCATCCTGACTTTTATTGCCTGTGTCACGTATTCATTGCTTGTCACATCACATCCATTCCCCGAATATTCGGGACTTTGTTCGACGTTTACCGGATATTCGGTGAACATGCTTTCAATGTACTCCCGAATATTCGGTATGGCAAATTCGACACGCCGAACGGTGTAAAGATGTAACTTCCCGAAAATTCGAATACAGTCATCGCTATGGATAGCAGCACAACACGCACCGATCTGGTGATTTGCAAATATATCAGCCAAGCAATGGAAGCCAATGGCATTACCCAGGCCGACCTCTCCAAGGCTCTTGAAGGACGATCAAAAGGTTATGTCAGCGACCGAGTACTCGGTAAAAGAAGTTGGGCAATTAGCGAGTTAGACAGACTCGCTCCACTCTTTGGGCTTCCGGACGCTCTTTCACTGGTCGCGGCAGCCTGTGGGTCAATCTCCAGCGAGGCCGCCCGCGCCTACGAGGCCCGCGAGCGCCAAAAGATCACCGATGACCTGGTGGATCGCATCGCCGCGCATCCGGAGGATTACGTCACTGCCGCCAATGACGATCCGAACAAGATGCTTGAGGCGGAGACGCCAAGAGACTAGATTTTTTTGATGCAAATCAACTAGGGAAAGAAGGAAACCATGTACAGGAAGACAATCGCAACGGCCGTCGCCGGTCTGCTCATTCTCGGGCTTGGCGCATGCGGCAACGCCAGTGACGCCAAAACCGCCGACGCCGGCAGCACGAGCCAATCGCAGACGACGAAGAAGCCGGCAGAGAAGAAGCCGGTAGAACAGCCTGCGGATCTGACCGGCACATGGAAGCAGACCAACTCCGGCAGCACGGATTCCTGGATGGAAGCCGAGATAACGGCCGACACGATCACCGTCCAGTGGGTCAGCGACAACGGCGATACGAAGAGCCTGTACTGGAAGGGCTCCTACAGCGCACCCGACAAGGCCGGCGACTGGAAATGGACGAGCCAGGGAGACACCGCGGCGATGCAGGCGTCCCTGCTCGGCTCGCAGGACGCCACCAAGGACTTCACCTACACCAAGGCGGACGGCGTCAGCTGGGAGACCACCGCGATGGGCACCACCACAGTGGTGAAGACCGCCAAGCAGTGAACGACGCCACATTGACGTCCTGGTCGAAGACACTGGGCGTGCGAGTGGAGGAACGCCGGCTGGCCGGAGACAGGTGCGGACTCTACTACGATCCGCTCCGCCTCATCATCATCGACGAACGGCTGGCCGGATTCCAACGCCGCTGCACCTTGTGCCACGAGCTCATCCATGCCAGACACCACGACCCCGGCTGTGGCAGCCAATACGGAATCAAATGCGAGCGCCGTTGCCGCAGGGAGACCGCGCTGGCGTTGATCAGTCCGGTGGATTACGGCATAGCCGAGGAGATCTACGGGGGCGAGGCGTGGCCGATGGCGGTCGAATTGGGCGTGACGGTGCAGGTGCTGATGGACTACCGGCAGCTGCTTCATGATTCCGGCGTGTGCATGCAATAGTTATACGCCTTTATACGTGTTTATAGAGCCTTATACCCCTTCGGATTCCTTATAAAAAATGACCCCGGCCACCCGCATACCGCGAGCGCCGGGGTGAAGAACATGTGGGAAGAAGCGCCATGAAAGTGACCATTGATGATCTGTGGCTCAAGAATGACGATGATGGCAATCCGCCGAGTCGCGCGGCCAAACGCTCTTTGGCGAACTCACGCGATCCGATGAAGGCCAATGTGCCTGAGAAGTGGCGTAAAAGCCGTTATGGAGTCGGGATGCGCTGGCGTTGTCATTGGACCATCGTCAAGGACGGTAGACGTGTGCAGAGGGTGAAGCAGTTCGCCAGGCTCGCCGAAGCGCAGGAATATGCCGCGGCCATGGAGGACGACATCAGGCGGGGACGTTACCGCGATCCTCGTCAGGAGCTTCGTGTCCTGGATGATGTGGCCGGCGAATGGCTCGCGTCGAAGGTTGATCTGAAACCCGGCACCGCAGGCCGGTATGCGAGGGAGCTGCGCCTGTACATCCTGCCCAAATGGGGTGGCATGACGTTGCGGGAGCTTCGCCCTGACATGCTGCAGGAGTGGGTCGGGCAGCTCATGGACGGTGGTTATCCGGCCGCGTTGCCGGACGGGCGTGATTCGAAGCCGCTGAGCGCGAGGAGCATCCGCAATATCATGAAAGTCGTCCTCAAGGGCATCTTTGACTACGCCGTCTCGAACGGGTGGGTCGGTGAGAATCCTGTGGACAGGGTCACCGTGCCGAAGATCGTCTCCGACGACGACATGGTGTTCCTCTCGGTCCGCGAGGTCGAGTTGCTCGCGGACGAGGCGGAGAGGATCGGGAAGCCGGTGGACGGTCTGCTGGTCAGATGGCAGGCCTATACGGGATGCCGCATAGGCGAATCGCTTGCCCTCAAGGTCGGTGACGTGGACGCGGACAGGCGGCGCGCCAGGATAGGCCGCACATGGACTGACGACGGGCACGGCGGCAGCATGCTCGGCACCCCGAAGAACGGCAAGGCCCGCAACATCGCGATACCACGGTTCCTCATGCCGCAGATCAAGGCGCAGATGGATGGCATGGGTGATGACGACTGGCTGTTCCGTGCCACCCGTGGCGGGAACGTCTGGACGAACACGTGGCGGACAAGGATATGGAACAAGGCCGTCAAAGCGGCCGGCATGGAGGACGCGGGCGTGACCATACACAGTCTGCGCCACACATACGCGAGCTTCGCGATCGCCCAGGGCGCGGACGTGAAGACCCTGCAGATGCAGCTCGGCCACTCCTCTCCCAGCATCACATTGAACACCTACACGGCGCTCTGGCCGGAACGATTGGACGACGTGGCCGACGCGATCGGAGCCCTCCGCGAGCGCGAACTCGTGTGAATCGGGCATGGAGGTTCCGCGGCGTTTGTATGCATTTGTATGCGGATTGTTTTCGACGGAAAAAATAAGCCCTTGAAAACCTAATGTTTCCAAGGGCTCCGGTCGGGCTGACAGGATTTGAACCTGCGACATTCTGCTCCCAAAGCAGACGCGCTACCAAACTGCGCTACAGCCCGTTCATGCACTCCCGCACGTGGCAGGTGAACACGAGTTTCCATTGTAGCGTATGGTAGGACAACGACAGGCTAGAATGGCAAATACTGGAGGGAACGCGCATGGGACGTCATCAGCAAGCCGAGGCTTCAGGCATCATTTCCTTCATGGCATGCGCCACTCTTGCATGGATCGCCATGGACCTATATCTGCAATTCGCTCCCGCCATCTGGCGTGTCACCCAACGCCTGTTCACCGTGTGTGCCGGAATCACCGCGGGATGTGGAGTCATCTCGTTCACCTTGGGGTATGCGCGCAACTCCAGGTCGATGACGTTGAAACATGGCTGGACCATTCCTATTCGCCGTATCTTCGAGATACTCGCTTTGTCCGTGGTCTACGCGTCGACCATTTTCGTCACGGCGTTCATGCTGCTTTCCATTGCCAGCAACATGATGGGGTTGCGCACGTTAAAAGGCTATCTGACTGCGCTCTGCGCCGCGATCTCGGGGGTCGTAGGCTATGTCACGTTCGTACAGGCGGAACTCATGAATGCCAAGACCATCGCATCCTTGTTGCCGTTCTTCGTGGTTTCCGGTGTCAGCATCGCAGGATTGACGTCCGATGATCCATACTGGTACAACAACAATTTCTCCCAATTGGGCGATCGAACCACTTTTGCTGCTCGTATGTTCAATTCGACATTGATGTTGGCCGGCGTCTGCATCGTCATCATCAGCTATTTCGCGATTTCGGAGCTCATCACCACGCACCGTCTGCAGATGCAGTATCTGTCTGCAAGCGATGAAAAAGAAGCTCCCAAACACTTCAAGGCGCGGATTCTTCTGCTATCGACCATGCTGACGCTCGCAGGCATCGCCTTCATCGGCATCGGCATGTTCCGTTACACGCCGCATCCGATTCTGCACAACGTATTCGCCCGCGGTCTTCCCTGCCTGATGAGCGTGCTGATGATCGCGCTGCCTTGGCTGGCCCCGCAGCTTTCAAAAGTAGTATATGTGATTTCAGACCTAGCTATCGTGATCGGGGCTCTTGCCGGGTTCCAGTGGTTGGCGGGGCGTAACACGTTGACGAACGTCGAGGCTCTTGCCGGCATGATGTTTCTGGGCTGGTTCATCATCTTTTCACGGCAGATTGCGGCCATCGAATCCGATCGTGTGCAGACGCAGCTTATTCTGGCGCAAACCAAGCGGCCAGAATCCGTCGAGGATCTTGCGGAGGTCAGCGAAACCGTTCCTGGAACCGTTTCCCGACTCTCGTCGGAAGTCTAATTCTCGTAACGGTTCACGAGCACAGTCCACAAACAATACGGCGAGGTGTCACCCGTACGGATGGCACCTCGCCTGTTCTCATGGCTATCAGAAATCGTAGTTCTTTGTGGTGGGCTTTCTATCGCTCATCAGCAACAGGAAGCTTCTCGACTGCGCCGTGATCGCGAAGCCGGCCTCATAGTTGAGTTCCGGACCCTTCGGATTATGCGTGTCGACGACCAGACGCCATTTCTTGCCATACCGCTCGTCCGGCAAGGTGAACATAATCGGCTCGTAATGCGCGTTGAAAATCAGGATGAAGTTATTGTCCACCATCTGGTTGCCATACCAGTCGGCTTCCGGAATATCGGAACCGTTCAGATAGATCATCACCGAGAACGCGTGGGTATTGGACCAATCTTCCATGTCCATGATGGAACCGGTGTGGTCCATCCATTCGACCTGCGGAATCTTATCGTCCGGGTCTCCTGGCTCGCGGCCGGTGAAGAAACGACGACGGTGGAGCACCGGGTGCTCGAGTCGCAGATGAATCAGCTTCGAAACGAACTCAAGCAGATCCTTCTGACTATCGTCAAGATCCCAATTGGTCCATGAAATGGCGTTGTCCTGGCAATAGGCATTGTTGTTGCCCTGTTGCGTGCGTGCCACCTCATCGCCGCCGCAGATCATCGGAATGCCCTGACTGCACAGCAGCGTCGCGAACATGTTGCGCATCTGCTGTTGCCGCAGGTCGTTGACGTCCTTGATGGTGGTCGGGCCTTCGACACCGCAGTTCCAGGAACGGTTGTTGCTTTCGCCATCCCTATTGCCTTCGCCGTTGGCGTCGTTATGCTTCTCGTTGTAGCTCACCAAATCGTTCATGGTGAAGCCATCATGTGCGGTGATGAAGTTCACGGAAGCCACCGGACGGCGGCCGTTCATCTGATACAGGTCGGAGCTGCCCATCAGACGGCTGGCGAATTCCGGTAGCGTCGATGGTTGCGAACGCCAGAAGTCACGCACGCAATCACGGTAGCGGCCGTTCCATTCGGACCAGCTGGACGGGAAGCCGCCCACCTGATAGCCGCCGGAACCCAAATCCCAAGGTTCGGCGATGAGCTTGACACGGGAGATGACCGGATCCTGTTCGACGATGTCGAAGAAGGCGGACAGCTTGTCGACTTCCTGGAACTGGCGGGCCAGCGTGGCCGCAAGATCGAATCGGAAACCATCGACATGCATTTCGGTGACCCAGTAGCGCAGGCTGTCCGTGATGAGCTGCAGCGCGTGCGGCGAGCGCATCAGCAGGGAGTTGCCGGTGCCGGTCGTGTCGAAGTAGTGGCGTCGGTCGTTGTCGACCAGACGGTAGTAGGCACCGTTGTCGATGCCTTTGAAGCTTAGGGTCGGGCCGAGGTTGTTGCCTTCGGCGGTGTGGTTGTACACCACGTCGAGGATCACTTCCATGCCGGCGCGATGGTAGGCCTTGACCATGGATTTGAATTCGTTGACCTGCTCGCCGCGTTGTCCGGAGCTTGAGTACGCGTTATGAGGCGCGAAGAAGCCGATGGTGTTGTAGCCCCAGTAGTTGCTCAGGCCTTTTTCCTGCAGGAAGCTGTCGTTGACGAACTGGTGGATCGGCATAAGTTCGATGGCGGTGACGCCGAGCTTCCTCAGATATTCGATGACCGATGGATATGCGAGGCCCGCGTAGGTTCCACGGATGTCCGGCGGCACGTCCAGGTTGAGATTGGTCATGCCACGCACATGGGCTTCGTAGATTACCGAATCATGGTAGGAGATGTTCGGATGTTGGTCGTTGCCCCAGTCGAAATACGGATTGACCACGGCCGATTTCATGGTATGCGGCGCGGAATCCAGCGTATTCATGCTGGTGACGTCCTCAGGGCTTTTGAACCAATACGAATAGAGGCTTTCGTCACCGTCGATGTTTCCCTCGATGGCTTTTGCGTACGGGTCGAGCAGCAACTTGTTCGGGTTGCACCGCAGGCCCTTTGCTGGATCATACGGACCGTACACACGATAGCCGTACCGTTGCCCGGGTTGTATTCCCGGCAGATAGTTATGCCATACGTAGGAGTTCTGCTCCGTCATTTCCACTCGGGTCTCACGGTCTTCCTCATCGAAAAGACAAAGCTCGACTTTCTGGGCCACCTGAGAGAAGAGGGCGAAATTCACGCCGGCGCCGTCGTAGCTCGCACCGAGTGGATACATCGATCCAGGTCTGATTTGCATAATTCAAGTATCGCACGTTTTGCGAGTTGAATTCGTTATTTCGTTTATTCCGGCGATTGTTTTTACAATTCGAAACCTGCAGGCCGCTATTGTTGCCGCATTCTGCGAATTTGCTCATGCAAAATGGCGATCTCCGAATTGGAGGCCGTGATGTGCGTGTCTCGTAGCTGCTTCCACGGGATCCAAGCAGATTCGACATGCTCGTCGGCGTCGAAATGCCGTTCGACGGCCTGCCAGTGGCGCAGGTGCACCACCATGATGTTGGCCAGTTCGTCGGTCATGCCTTCGGATGAATAGAATTGCCCGACATGGTCGATATCGCAACTGTTTTTGTCGATTGGCTCGACGCCGGTCTCTTCGCGCAGCTCACGCAATGCGGCCGCATCGACGTCTTCCCCGTCATCGATGAGTCCTGCCGGCAGACCGTAGGCGAAGGCGTCGCAGCCGACACGGTATTCTCGTTCGACCAAGTACAAATCCTGCGCGCAGTCATGCACCAGCATGACCACACAGGGCGCGTGCCGCATCACCTGTCTGCGGATCACGGTTTGTCCGCCGTCTCGTGTCTGCAACGCGATACGCATGTCCTCCACGCCGAAAATCGCGCCTTGATACACGTGCTCTCTGCTGAGTACTGTGGCCGGTCTGGTCATGTCCACGCCATCGCTGGATTCGTTCAGCGACATATCCATGCTGGTCATATCGGACATCGTCGTTCAGCGTTCCTGCCCGCAGGACGGCAGTACCAGATTCCAGGGATCGGTGTTCATGGAAATCCAGCGGACGGTGGGGATGTCTCCGGTCGCCTCAGATACGGCACGAGGCACATCGCCCATGGCGTATTGGAACCATATGGATTCGATGGCGCTGTGTGGCGTGTTGATGAACATCGGACGAACAGTGGCGTCGCCTCGGCCGAGTTCGATGTCCGCGGCACGCATGGACGCCTCATAGCGCGCCTGCTCGATGGCATCGGTCACCGGATGATGGCGCAGATCGCTGGTCACATACACATCGACGCCTGCGGCACGCACTTCATCGAACAGGGAATCGCCCGAGCCCGGCAATACCGCCACCGTGCCGATCGTCGCGTCAAGGTCGCCGCACACCTGCACGCCAAGTTCGGTGTATGGCAGCGCGTCGGCCACACGACGGGCGAAATCACGCAATGCGATCGGCTCCTGCAACCGGCCGACACGGCCCAATCCGACCGGATGTTCGGCTTTCGGATCTTCGATGGGTACCAGCGGACGCTGTTCGATCAGGCCGAACGCGTCGGCGGCGGCCATGCTGACTCCTCGGTAGGAGGCATCGGCATTGGTGTGCCCAACCCACAGCGCGCAACCGGCGAGGTTGAGCTTCCGGAC